TTCAACTCCCGAAGTAACTCCTGAAGATGAATATCAGACATCTGTTTTAGTTTTGAGCCTGATCCTGTGACTTTATAGAGCTTTGCTTTTTCTTCTACCCATTTCTTTGCTTCATCATCTTTTTTCTTTGCATTAAGAAGAGCCATAATTTTTTCAATGGTTTCTTCTTTGTTTGGCTTTCTGGTTTGTTGTAATTGTGGTTCAGGTGAAGCATCAACCTTTACATCAGAAATTTCTTCATCAGCCCAAAGTTCAAAACCTAGAGAAAAGAAAAATGCACTAGCAGCGCAAAGAGCTCTCCGATGAGAGTCTGTAATTTCTCTTGCTCCTATAGCTTCATACTTAATGGCCTGATTCATATTGTTCATAATGGCAAAAGGAAAAAGGCTTGTAGCTGTTCCATCGTCATTTCTGAAATAGCACTGTAAATAACCAGTACCATTAGGAGCTTTCCAGACAGGGTTGCCATCTTCTGAGCTTTCTAAACAGAAAGTCCATTCAGGAGCGTGTTCATTAATAAGTTGAGCAATTTTTGCCCATGCCATGTACTTAGCTTTGAACTTGCCACCGCCTTTTTCGTGAACATCTTTTTTCTGGATTGTTCCAGATAATTTTGGTCTAGGCATTGTTTTCTAAATCAAGTTTTTTTTGTTTTTGAGCTTGAATAGCTTCTTCTATTGTCGCAAAAGTGCCACAATTAATTTGCTTTTTGTCCTTGTAAATTCTGGCTATAAATCTACCTTCTAGTGTTTTACTGATTCCTTTAACACCTAATTTATTGTTTTTATAAAGTGATTTTTTTGCATTATTTTCAGCAGTTGTTAAAGGTTCTAAATTCTTTTTTTTAAAATCTAATTTATCTAAATTAATATGGTCAACATCTAAAGGAAAAGGATCTTTAGAATGATAAATTGCGTAGCAAATTCGATGCCAAGCATAATCTTGTCCGTCTATAGAGACATATTTGTAAACCCCTTTATTTGCTTTTTTTAAACGACCTTTTACAAGATCACCTACTTTTATTCCGTTATTAGGAATATTAATCTTGTATTTACCGATCCCTGTTAAAGGATCAATTTCATACCTTTCTTTAAGGTATTCAATAGAAGGTAAACGTAGCTTTTCAAGCTTAGTCATTGATTAAGACCTGCAATTTGACGAGCTTTCATGCCACGGGTATGAAGTTCATCTCTAACTAATTCAACATCCCAGAGGATTGCAGCATTTACAGCTTCACCTTGATAAAAATAATGTTTCCCTTCTTTAAGAAATCCTCCACGAGAATCTCGTTTACGTTTTAAAAATTGAGGAGAGCAGCGT